GAATCTTCTCTGAACAAACGTCTCAGAACGTGAGGAGAAGATAGCTGGACTCACATCATCTACAAGAGTCAGTAGGTTCGAACGTCTATATGATTGACCGAACTTACCAGTGTTCTCATCAAAATAATTTTTAATAGTATTATTTACATTATCTTGAATAGTGTTTCTGGATAATGTGGTAAAGTTAGCGTTAAACTGGAAGAATGTTCTACACTCAATAAAAGTTTTGACTGGGTCAGTAAACTTGAGATTAAATGATGCGACTGCTAATTGTTTTGCAAGGTCTTGAATAGAATCTTTTGTGACCTGTATGGTCGTATCATCTACATCCGCATTAAACAAGATGGACAGGAACACTGTTCCGAACTCAGGTTGTAATGCGTCCTCACCACCAAAGGATTGCATATCCTTAATCAGTGTAGAAAAGTTTCTTAGTACCAGTGCAGAATAATCTGCAGCAGTTACCATTCGATTCTGAGATGCATATTGGAACGGTGCGGTCTGACGAATAGATTCGATAGACTCTTTAGCAGAACCACCAACCGAAGCCGATACTGTGGATACCGTTAGTTCATAACTACCCGCACCCACTGATACATTAGAATTTGGTTCGAACACCTTTGCAGAATTAGAAAGAGCACCACTACATGAAAGATATGTAACCTGTACTTTAGAACCTGTCTTGGGTGCGTCACCCAAAGTAGAACCATTACCGAATGATAATTCAAAGAGTCCATTCGGAGATTCTTTTAGAATGAATAGTGTGGAGTTTGCATTAATGGTATTCGCCTTCAAGATACTTGTGTATGGTACGAACACCGAAGAAGTTGGTGTCTGATAGACACGGACGATTGCAGTATCAATATCCATACTCTTATCTGGGATAATATAGACTGCATTATCTTGACTTCTCTCTACCAGAAAAGTCTTAACTCTGGAAGTACCTTCGAAGATTTTAATATTCTTACTACCAGATGCGTTTGTAAATTCATATAATCCTTCACCATTATCATCCGCACTTATGTCTTCTTGTGTCTGGAAAACAAACTCTTCGTCATCAACAGTTGCATTGAATTTAAATCCTCTAGGGATTTGAACCTGTGCAGTACGGTCAGAAACACCCGCCAAGTTCAGAGACAGTTTCACAATAGCTTGTGATGAGGTCATCGAATCTGGGATATAACCAATACCTTCTGCAAGAGATACCAAAGAACTACGTAATTGTGCAGTTCCAAGGAATGACTCGTTCAATGCAAAGTTGGCTGTCAATGCATTATAGTGTGTATTGTATGCAAGGACATCCAAGATGTTTGAGAGACCAGATGCCTCAAAGTTATAATCCGTAAATTCATCCTTCTGTGAAAGGAATGTCTTTAGGTTATTCTTGATTGCATCAAAATCTAGTGATGTCGATTTAATTGTTGTTGCCATTTTATCTTAACCTTGCAAGTGTTGTAGTGAATACGATTTCTTCTTCTGTGTTTACTACTTTAAATTTTACTGTTACGTCCAGAGAATGTGCATCTGATTGCAAATTTACCATTATATCCAATATCTTCGCTCTTGGTTCGAACATCTCTATGTTTTCTTTGATGTTCCTTTTTATCATAGAGGATTTGCCTCTATCCGCAAGTTCAAATAACTGCGATTGCATATTCCCACCAAAACTGGGACGAAAAGGTTTCTCTAGTTGATTTGTCATCACTAGGGTCTTGACCGCCTGTTTCACCGCAGCTGCATCCGTCTTCTTATATATTTCTCCAGAAGTCGGTTTTGCCTTGAATGTAAGGTCGATATCAGTATACTGTCTTACACGACTGGTCGTTACAGTTGCAGTCTGTAGGTCAGTATCTTCTTGTGCGAACGCTCTTCGTATTGCCATAGTTCTATTTATAACCTTTTTTAAGCACTTTCTTTAATTTCTACTAATTCATCCTTACTCATCAACTCATTATTAAAATGAGTTTCAACTTCACCATTGAATGCAATATCAAACGATTCTGGTACTGGAGGAAACTCAATCCCTATCTGTGCAGTAAGTTTTCTGTTCGGATTGTACATATCGTAATCTAAGTAAAGTTTCTTGAACTTGATATAGTCTTTGAGATATTCTGCAACATCAAAAGTTTTTTCTAAATTAATATTGCCTTCTTGGTCGATTATCTGATAATATACTAATCTACCGTCAGATTTTTTCTGCATGGTTTCGTCAGACTTGTCACCTTCTCTTAACTGGTATATTCCCTCTGATACAATCATGCGAATGTCATTGAAGTTTTCGGTGTTACCATTAATGATTCTCATCGCTTCTGATTGGAGATATAATTGTCTCGCAATCAGTTGTCTTGCGGAATTACTAATCACATGGTTGAACGGTGTTCTGTCACCATATGCACCAAGAAACTTTGCAATGGTTATGCCTGGCCCCAACTTGGTAGCAGATGTAATCTGTCCCTGATTCTTTGGATTATATACTGGGTCAACTAGTACTATCATGGTGTAAACCTCTTTCCTCTATTCTCAATTGCATTACCAATCGGTTCAAATCCAAATCTAGATGATGGGGATTTCTTCACTGTCCTACCCACTGCGGGCGGACTCTTTGTTTTATATTCTGGATTAAGTTTCTCTTCGGATACCAAAATACTACCAATCTTTTCACGAGAAGATTTGTTTCTAAATGCAGAACGAATCTCTTGGGTAGTCGGAACTTTATCAAACACATCTTCGTAATCATCTGATAGGAGAGTCTTGGTCAACAATACATCACCACCATCAATTACAACAGTTCGGATTGCATAGTCACCATTGACCACTTGACCTACTACCCACTCACCCGTAATCTGTGTCTCGGCAGGGCCTGAACTTGGATACTGAAACTCATCAGCAAATTTAGGTAAGTGAACACTCGCCGCCAATATGATTGGCGGACTACCCCCAAGTCCAGACGCCCCTAGCGAACCCGCTGTCAGCGCTGCAGTTGCCGAAACGGCCGTTAGTGATTTGTTGGCGTTAGAAGCGTAAAACGACCTAAGTGCGAGGTCAGCATTGTTTGCATTATTCGCTTTCCATGCTTCAGATGCCTTACCAAAGAATGTACCGTAGAAGTTCGCACCTGAGTTAAACTCAACTGGGCCTTCACCACCTTGGAATACGTTACCAGTAAAGTCAACCATTCTACCACCGATTGCACCTTTCTGTCCCATAACGGATACATACTTTGCACCAGTGATATTTGCATTCTTACTTGAGATTGCAACCGCTTCTTTACCTGAGATGAGAATATTGTCTTCTGCAGCAATCTCTATATTACCTTCAACAAAATTCTTTTGGTCGAGCTTGACAAATTGGTTATAATCTGCCAACATAACATCTGTAACGGTACTCAGTGTACGATTAGTCTTAGTCTTCTTGACAGTCTCTTCACGATTACCTGTTGTGATGGTTCGGTGATTCTGTTGAATCTCTTCACGTAGACTACCACCAACATTGACATTGTAGTTACCACCCACATCAACATTATAGTCACCAGTCACCTTCATGTTCAAGTTACCCTGATACACGAGATTACCATTACCCTCAATGATAACAGTCTGGTCACCACCAGTCACTTCTACCTTGTTGTTCACTGCGGAAATGATAACAGAACCATCTGCTCTCATCTCTACACCCGCACCAGTACGATGTTTGATTAGTACTCGTTCACCGCCAGGCGTGTCATCCTGTTCGATTACGTGACCAGAGATAGTCTCTTGTACTTGGTTAAATGGATACTCGGATGGTCTCTGTGGTTCAATACCCAAGGACACACCAATGTCACCACCCCCAACATAGAGGTTGTTTGTTTTGGAACCACGTGCAGCTTTGTTAATTGATGACCCATAGTTATATTCACGTTTGGGATACTCACCCGTAGGGTCTTGCATTCCATCTAAAGGAACACCTAGAGTATTCTCTGTACCCTCGCCAATCTTCTCGACCCTAATATTATAATTGTCATTCTTAGTTGTCATTATTAATCTCCGCTTCTGAGAGTGGGCCTGTTATCAATGGTTCAGTAGTTTTGTTTATCTTTCTGAATACCGATTCTACATAATCTGGAACATCAAAGTATGGGTCAAATTCTGTCTCGTCAATATCGTTGTGACCGAAGACCTGTCCGCCTGGGAATCTACGATAGAAACTCTTTATGAATTTCTCTAATGTCGTAAACTGTTCTCTAGTAAACGATTGAGAAGACCTATAGTCTGTAGGGTTGTTATCACCCGAAGACACATTAAGTCCACCTACCAATGCAAGACCAATCGAAAACGCATCGTGTCCGTTTATGGGTGCGTGTTCGCCCACCGTATTAACTGGTCTACCACGTTGCAGTCTACCATCTCTTCGAATCACATAATGGTATCCAATACCCTCGTGACCCAATTCAATCTGCATATTGTTTATTTCAATCGAACCAATATCTTTATTAGTAAAGGTCTCGGTTGCATGAACAACCACTTCAGTAATTGGTCGATAAACTTTCTGCATCTCTGCATCTAATTCTTCTACGGACGATACCATAGTAAAGACATCATCTGGACTATTCTTGCCACTCCATCTTGATGAATTGTCTATTGGTACTCCTTCATCAAATAGGTCAGCATCTATAACCACTGTACCACTGATAGTAGTATTTAGTTCCTCCATAGATTCTTTAATTCTGGATATCTCTTGTTGTGCAATAGCAATCTCTTGTTCGGGGACATCTTGTTTTCTTGCCGTTTCAATCATTTCGATTTGCATATCAAGAGTGTTGGTTGACCTAGTATCTTTATCCAAGATATCCTTCATACGACTAGTTACGTTATTAGATTTCTTAGTTAACGTTTTGACAGCTTCTTTCTTTTGATTCTCGTCACCCGAACCAAATTGTTCTAAAATCTTTCTTCGTTCTTCGTCAGAAGTTATGATACCGCCTGGAACTATGTTTTGAATAAATGATGCAGCTGCCCCCGACAATCTCTCGGATAGGTTTTGTAATACTCCACCCAATCCCATTTCAGTTCTATTATCGAAGTTGGTATCAAAGTTATCTGCGGCTTCCTTAAACTCGTCTAGTGCAGATTTAACATCGGTCAAGTCTGTACCGACAACATCTTCCACACTAGGAAGGTCTGGTAAAGTGTCTTTCAAACTTTGGAATTGTGCCAGTGCATCCTGAGCAAACTGTCCAGTAAAATTACTTACCAAGTCTCCCGCACCCTGTAGCAATTCGCCTGGAGTTGCCATCACATTCTGTGCAAGTTCATTTAATTCACCAATTGTACCAATGTTGCCAGGCAAAGCAATTGCATCAATTTTATCACCAATAGAAGCAACCTGTTCGTTCAACGAGGCTAGAGGTGCAATTTGACTCAGAGTACCTGTCAAACCACCCGCAAAACTTACTGCACTCATTGCTTTTTTAATCTTACCAAACAAACCACCACTTACCGAAGCAGGTGGTTTCATTGCTTCAATGACATCAGTAAATGCAGCAATCTCTGCAAAGTCTTTTGATTTCTTATCTTCTGCAACACTGACACATTCCGCAATACTTTGAGCAGTACCATCAGATATAACTGCAAGTGCGGATGTAGGCTTGTTTGCTCTAAGTGCGGGAAGACCTGTCAAGGAAGTAACAGTTGTTGATAGCGTACCAAAGGAACGAGCAGGGTTATCAGAATCACGACCAACACCACGAAACAGTTCACCATTACTATCCGCAATGATGGGTGCAAGTGCAATACCACCATCGGAATCTGTAGGCAACTTGAATCGCAAGAACTTTCCGTCAGAGTCTAATACGGTATCAAAAGAAACTTCTAGAAGGTTACCCTTCGCACCAGACAATGCGGGGAGGTCATCCGTAATTTGACCGATAGCACTGGTAATAACTTCTTCACTGGAGTTTGTGGATTGTCCTAATGTCTTAATACCACCAAGAATTTGTCCGTCTTTTTGACCAACTATGGTATTTCTTTTGACAAAGATTTCCTGAACGGCCACCTCTCCCTTACGAACAAACGGGTCTGTCGGTTCTTGTTTCTTTCTTATTTCAGAACCAAGAAGAACGTTTAAGTTTTGTTTATTTAATGACATCTATGATATCCTATTCATTAATTCTTCGGCAGCCGTTTCAATCGCTTTGATAGAAGCTGCATCGGGTCTGTCCAGATAGTATTTAGAAACAATCTGACAAATACCTTTATCATTCAATTTCGTGGCGTTTACCAATCTAATGTTTGTACTAGACTGTGTAGTGTTTAACTCATATGCGACAAAGGATAATTGTACAAGGAACGTGTCGTAGTCATTAGAGAACTTCTGTAATTCAGAATAACGTCCTTCCGAGAATGCACCGATACCTTTATTGTCTGTGTTTCTACCTGTGGTCATACCACCAGAAACAAAACTCAAAGCCGCAGTTAATCCTATAGATTGTTTTAAAGTATACCCCAAGTTTAGAAAGAAGGCAACCGAAGTTTTTTCTCTTTGACGTTGGACATTAAGAGCAACCTTTTCTGTATTAGTGTCTTCGATGTCAATTATATCTGGTGTATTTTCAGCCGCAACATTGTCCCAGACTTCCTCTGGTTTATTATCGGACTTGAGTTTTTGGTTAGACTGACCAACTTGTATTGTTGAAGGAAACTCAATGTGTGGAAGAGAACCTAATACAATAGGTGTCTGTGAGTTGACTCCATCCATAAACATACCAAATACCAATGCACTTGGTTGTAATTGAGGCATCCGTCCGATACCAGACGCACCACCTTCTGTAGTAGGAATCACACACTGGGCCCAAGGTAAATCTGCTTGTGGAATCAGTCGTGTGGATGGGGTGTGTAGACCATGAACACGAATCTTTACTCGACCCTCAAAACCGTATGGGGGAGATGCATCCACGACAGTCGCAATAAACCACCGTGTGTTGTCACCGTAGAACTCCGATAGAATAGGGTTCATTCTTCTCTCTCCAATTTACAAACATTCATTGATACTGTGTGTTGTGTACCAGCGAATGTATGTCTTGTGTCATAGATAATGAAGTCACCAGACTTTGCTTTATCAACAAGTTCACCCTTTGCGGCATTGGCTGACGCTTCAACATTATCGTTCACAATCATTAGATTAACTACGTCACCAACACTTGCTTTTGATATGATGAATCCCGCACCTTCGACAACAACATTCAACATGTTCTTATATAGATGATTGAGAATGGCTCGTCTCTCCAATTTCTTTCGCATCTTAGTTCCATCATATTCATCATGATATGATTTAAATCTGCCATAAGTTCCTGAAGATGTTATTGTATGATATATACGTGAGTCATATTCGTCAACGAAAGTCTCGTTCATTTTAAATGCGGGGTCGAATACATTTTGGTAATTTCCAATAATGTTCTGTGTTTTAAGTTTTGTCAACACTTCCCTGAAACTATGGTGATTACGACTCACCTCACCCGTATTCAAATTTGTGTTCTGTAACATAGAACCAACCGCACCCTCTCTAATTAACTTGAGTGTGTTCGCTTGTTTTGATACCGTCAATGATTTAATTGTAAACGTCTTTTCAAATTCTGTCTGACTATCCGCACCCGCTATGTTTGCTGGGTTATATGTGTAAGGTATCTTCTCGTTGAATGCGGGTTGAAATAACATTGCATCAAGATTTCCCAAACGTAGGTTATTATCATGCATTGATGCGTAAGTAAAGAATGGGGAACCCGTGATTGTCGTAGCTCGATTGGTCAACCACTTAACCGCTTCTATAGGTGTGAGATTGGGTATAATACCCTTAATGTTTGATTGTACTGGGAGAGTTCTTTTCCCGTCTGGTAGAAATAGATAAGATAAATCAATATCCAAATTCATTTCTGTTGCAAGTAACTTAATCAATATCTCATCAATTCGACCATTAAAGGACTTACTAATCTTTTTTAGATTGGATAAGAATGCATGTTCGTCTAATAATGTGAATAGTAATACACTAGACTTTCCGTTTGCATTTGACTTGACAGACTTTTCTATACCTGTCATAATGAATGTACGTTCCATGATAACATCTAAGTCATTATCAACGGAAGCCATTTTAATATTTAATCTTTCTGTCCCTTGAAACTGAATCGTATCAAATAGTGCTTTATCATCCAAAAGAACCAACTGACCCGTAAGGTATGGTTTATCTAAACTTTCAAATAAACTAAGTTCTACCACAGAAGTTCGCACGTCAAAAGAAGCAGTATCATTACCCCCAAATCTGTCGGCACTGATTACCGCTTCAACAATCTTAAATTGTTGCGACTGCGTAGTTTTACCAGATGACATTAGACACCCTTATGGAAATTATTGAATTCAGCCACAACCTTACTAATGACTGAAGGTTTAAGAACATTAATCTGTTTAAGGTCTTCGTTTCTGTTTTCCATACGTTCTCTGTATGTAACAGCTTTATAGTTACCCGTATTACCAAAGTCGTATATTGGTAGGTCTTGCCATACACCGTCAGCATCTTCGTAATGGTGTACCGAATCATATTGTTTAGATTCTTTGATTAACGTTGCGGAGTAGAATGCACCTTCTTCAGATATGTAACTAATCTGTTCGGTAGGGCCAAAGTTTTCTGCGTTGGGGTATTTACCGAAGTAATCGCCTGGAGTTAATGAAGTATCAATAATCAACTGACCAAGGTCTAATCTTCTTTTTACAACTCTACCAACCGTACCACTGGTGGTTCCCGTCACAATCTGACCGACAAAGAATGACTCCGAAAGGTTTGTATTTGTTGTTACAGTACGATACGGATACTTCTCTTCAAGGGTTGTCATGATTTCGGGTGCAGCCACAGGCCAACCAGATTCACGTAAATCATCATTCATCAAATAAAATGTCCAGTAATAATCGGTTGTTCCGTAAAGTCTATAGGACAATGTGTCTGGTCTATCGCCAGATATAATCGTATGTTTGTTATAAAAAGAAATGTTATCTTTTAAACCGTCAATGATGTCTACATATTGTGTTAGGTTATCAAACAATACAGGTAATTCATTATCACCAAAGCGATATGCAGTTAGACCAAAGTTTTTGAAATACTTAGTTGTCATTAGAATCCGTCCTCTTCAACATCTTTTCTGTTGAGTGTTCTACTTTCTTGGAACGCCAACGTCATTTCAATCTCTTGAAAGTTACCATCACTGTGCATTGACATTGCAGTATTATTATATGTTACACCAACATCTCTCAGATAACAGGGTTTGATTCGGGTTGCAATCTCTTCACCATCATACTCGACATTGATTTGAAACTTGTTTGGAAAACGATAACCAATAGAAATATCACTACCAGCAACTTCAAGAGAAATGTTTTCGGGATAGAGTTCTGTTCGGAATAGTTTGATAATCTCTTTGACTTCTTCTGCCTCTTTAGCTGAGGTTGCAATAAACTTAAACGCAAACGAGAAATCACGGAGTCCAACTTCTTTGAATAGTACTCGTGTATTTGGATTGGTCGTTACTTGACCAGCACTTTTAAATGCACCCGCAACCTCATCTGGGAATCTACCCATCAGTTTTACAGTGGCAAGTTTTGCCATATCTTGACTTGCATTACCAGTAAGTGCAGCACTAACGGTTTTACCAGTAGTCTCTAATAGAGAACTCAATGCACCGACACCACTCTTTAGACCTGCTTCCATTGCGCCACCAGATGCACCAAGTTGTGTGTTTTCATACGCAACGTTGTCACGATACTGTAGACCAACAGGAAGATACAAAGATACTTGTCTTCCCACCGCAGTTAATGGTTTTCTTTTTGTGACTGGTTGACTAGAAGACTCGTTACCATAATGAGCATTGGTTGCCTTTTGTTGGTCTTCTTGGTTTCCACCCGCTACTACTTGTACGGGGGTTTCTGTGTTTGCATCTTCGTCCGAAAATGGGTTTGCACCATCGGTTACTGCCTTTACCAAGTCTTTACCAAACTCTAGTGCGTTACCAAGGACATTACCGAGTTCTGTCTCTGCCTCTTTTACCACATTGAAAACTAAACGACCTTTATAATCATCGGGATTATTCAGAGGATATTCTAAATCTTTCTTTTCAAGAACAACATCGACACCCTCTGGAGTTTCGTTTGTTTTTGCTTTAGGCCCACCCGCTGCTTCTAGTACCTGTGCGGGGGTGAGTTTATCTCCAACTTGTGCATCGTGGATATTATCTACCATTTTAGTTTCTCTATAAATAGGTTATAAATCAGTTATCTTTATTTATAAGGTTTTTATGGCATATTCGGGAAGATACAAGGTAAAAAATCCAAAGAAGTATCAGGGCGACCACACAGATGTGGTATACCGTTCTTTATGGGAAAAACACGCATTCAAGTGGGCAGACGATAATCCCAAGGTAAAGAAGTGGTCTTCCGAAGAGGTCATTATACCATACTTATATGAAGTAGACAAGCGTTATCATAGATATTTTATGGACTTGAAACTTATCATGGAGGATGGTAAGACGTGGTTGGTTGAGATAAAACCAGATAAAGAAACCCGAATCCCTACAGGTAATCGTAGAACTAAACGATTCATATCAGAAAGTATGACCTATGTCAAGAACA